GTATCAATCTAAACTACAAGAGCCTCGCGACAAGCATGCTGAAGGATATCAAGCGGATTACCCTGTTAGAGACAGGTTCAGCCCTGGGGCAAGAAGTTATTGCGATAAGGGAGGGCGCAATAAGAGGAGTGTTTGGTCCGTTCCTACTCGCCCTTTCCCTGGCGCTCATTTCGCCACTTTCCCTCCCGATCTCATTCGCCCTATGATCCTCGCTTCTACTTCCGAATACGGGGCTTGTGGCTCTTGCGGCGCACCGGCTAAAAGGGTAATAGAGCTGGGCGAACCGGATCTTGATTGGCAGAGGGCATGCGGAGGGGACAAGGAAGGCAAATACGCTGGTCAGGCGCAAAAGGACTATGCCAGAGAGGGAGCCGAAAACGCCAGCGAAGTGAAGGCCCGCATCTTGGCTGGCATGAGGGAGCGCAGAACCGTTGGCTGGGAACCGACGTGCAATTGCGGCTGCGATCCTGAGAACATCATCCCTTGCGTTGTCCTGGACCCTTTTGGCGGGGCCGGAACCGTCTCCCTAGTCGCAAAGGAACTATTGCGAGACTCGATCTACATAGACATCAAGCCGGAGTACCTGCAAATGGCGGTTGAAAGATGTGATTTTGGTTCTAGTCTGTCCGACAGCTATTCGATTCTGCCCGACTACATGGACATGGCTGTAGAAAGATGCGGGTTCCACGAACATCGTTTGCTGGAGGTTGCTACATACGAACTCATCGCAGTCTAGCTTCATCTGTGGCGGACGAGTGTGCGTGAGGCAATCACAATTGCGCCCGATTCTGGAGCCAAGGCGGCTGCTGACTAATACGAAAGATGAGGATATGTAACATGCCTATCGACGAAAAGCTCAAGAAGGTGCGTCAAGACGCCGCAGAGACTCAGACCGAGTGGTCTATGTACGCCCTTATCGACGCCGTGCGCGACCTAGAGGAACGCTGCGATGGCCTGGAGAAGTATGCTGCCCATATCGCGGCCATCATTGGGCCGACATTGACCGTCATCGAGGGTGGAAAGGGTAAGGGCGATGAAAGTTCTTAGGACTGTCCTAACAACCCTGAACCGTTGGTGGGAGCGGTTCATGGACATTCTCGTGCCGCGCTGGGTGTAGTCACTCCTCGCGCGCGCGGGCGAGACGGCGTTAGAGGATCGCGCCTGTCTAGAGCTATGGTCACCCCTACGCGCGCGCGGGCGAGACCCATGCCGGCAAAGATAGCGAACAGCATTTGGCGTCACCCCTACGCGCGCGCGGGCGAGACGAATTGTAGACTCGTTCAACACGGCGATGGGTGGATATACGGGCGCGTCGGCTAGGGTTAGCGTGTTGGGTTAACTCGTTGGAATTCAGGTTTGACGCTTCATTCGCGCCCGGTTTTGCAAGGTTGGGCGCATTTTCTGAGCGTAGCGCAACTTGGCAGCGCACTTGCCTTGGGAGCAAGGGGTTGCACGTTCAAATCGTGCCGCTCAGACCAGTGTGTCGCAGGGTAGAGTAACGGCAACTCACGAGGCCCATAACCTCGCGATACGGGTTCGATTCCCGTCCCTGCCACCAGTTTCGCGTATGGGTAACTCAGCGGCTGAGTGACCGCCCGTTAAGCGGTTCGACGCAGGTTCGAATCCTGCCCCATACGCCATTCGTTGCGCGATAGCTCAGCGGTAGAGCATCCGGCTGATATCCGGCAGGCCGCAGGTTCGATCCCTGCTCGCGCAACCAGTGTGCCATCACCCTAAAACTGGCTAGGCAGACGGTTGATGCTTTGGCGATTTCAGCATACCGGAGCCGAGAGACAAGCAAGTAGAAATCGTCACCTTGCCCCGCTCGTCGCAGGCGGGAGGGCATGGTGGTGATGAGCCGCTACATACCATGCCCGTGGACAATAAGAGCGGCTGCGACACCAGCATTGGGCGGGGCGGGAGAAGCCGTTCTCGCCCTTTCGCTGGTTGAAGGAGGATGACGCTTTATGCGCTTCTGCCCTGAGTGCGGCGGTTTGGTGCATGTCTATTATGCGTTCCGGGCCGCTCAATGCCAGCACTGTGGGCGCGAGTGGCCGCTAGACAGGTACGCACTGGCGATTGAGGCTTGCCAGACAATGGAGGATTACTGCGCGGCTCAGACATCGGTGATGAAGGCGGTGGGCGCACATGCCTAGAATCGCGGTGCTGATCATCGGCCTCCTATTCGTGTTCGTCGCCATACTCAACGCATGTCGCAATATCTGCGCTTATCTGGAAGCCCGTAATTCCAAAGGGTCGATGAAGCTGCGGATACGGCAAGCCCGCTGGACATGGCGAGTGTGACGCGCCCCGAGCGCTTGCGCGATAAACCAGAGCTGCTAGCTATCTACGAGCCATCCGCGCTGGAGCTGGTTAGGCGCGTGAAGGAACAAATCAAGTTACTGGAAGGCATGCCGGGATAGTTCAGTGGCAGAACGGGTGTTTTGTAAGCACCTTGTCAGGGGTTCAAGTCCTCTTCCCGGCTCCATGCTGCCGTAGCTCAGTCAGCAGAGCGGCTGATTCGTACTCAGCAGGTCGTGGGTGCAAATCCTACCGGCAGCTCCATCAAACAATCATTGGAGTGGTTCGATGTCACGTAAGCGCCCTCGCAACGATCCCGAATACAGCATCGACTGTCCGACATTCAACCGCCGCGACCTCGGATCGGAGGTTCTGACCGCTCAAATCGCGTTCTTGGATGACGCGCATACCGACAACGAGTGTTCCGACCTCGACGGACTAATTGAAACCCGCGACACCATCCTCGAAACGCCCAATTTCTACTCTTTCATCGGCGGTGACGTGCTGGAAAACGCCCTCCATACCTCAAAATCAGCGTCATATCGCACGAAAATGGGGCCGGAAGCGGAGCAGGAGTGGGTTTTTAATGAGGTCCTCCTACCCTTGGGCCGTGCGGGGCGCATTTTAGGCGTTACGAACTCGAATCACTCCATCCGAAGCGACAAAGCGACCGGAATTGACCCGATTCAACAACTTGTGATGCGAACAAACCTCGAACTCAAAGGGATTGCGCCTCTGATTCCGTATGAACGCGGCGGTATTTGGGTCGGAGTGACGCTTGGGAAGCGCAAAAACAACGGAAAACCCTTCTGCTACGGCGTTTTCTATCATCACGGGTGGGCAGCGGGGCGAAGCGAAGGCGCTGCGCTCAATGCCGTGTCAAGCATCCCGAAGTGGCTGCACGGCACCGATGTTGTGGTGGTCGGCCACGCCCATGCGAAAACCGGCACCAAACTAGCGGCGTTCGAGCCGGATTGGACGTGCGGGCAGTTCCGAAAACGCAGGATTGCCGCCGGAATCACGGGTTCCTACATGCTGTGGGGCAGTTATGGGCGAGAAAGGGGTTATGCGCCGAAAGAGGAGGGCGCAACCGTCGTGAAGTTGTCCGGGAAGAGGAAAGAAGCAAAGATCGTGCTGTAACGGAGGTTCTGTGATGGCGGGGGTTAACATATCCGGCGTCGGTCCGGACACTCCAATAGAAACCAACGCGAACGGCGGCAAACAGTCAACAACACCCTATCGTTTCGACCTTCTAGACGCGCCGGCCATGTTCCAATTAGCCGCAATCGCCGGAAAAGGCGCAGCGAAGTACGGTGTGAACAACTGGCGCAAGATCGACACGCGCAGTCACCTGAACCATGCGCTCATTCACGTATTCGCATACCTGGCTGGCGACAAATCGGAAGACCACCTGGAGCACGCTTTCTGTCGCATGATGTTCGCCGTAGCAATGGAAGGAGGCTAGCCTTGTCGCCGTGACCCTACAAACAGATGACCCGCGCCTTCTGAGTCTCGACACTGAGATGATTCAGGAGGCATGGGCAGGAATAAGGCGAGACTGCGCAGGGTTTATCAAGGCGTTTGTGAAGATTCACAACGAAGACACGGGAGAACCAATGCTATTCGCCTTGTGGCCCGAGCAAGAGAGAGTTCTGAAGGAAATACACGAGCACCGACTCAATGTCATATTGAAAGCCAGGCAGCTAGGATTCACATGGCTGTGCCTGGCTTATTGTTTGTGGCGAATGCTGTGTCGCGCCGGCCTGCGAACGGCGGCTGTGTCGCGCACGGAGTCGGAGGCAAAAGAACTAGTCGATAGGGTTGTGCTCATGCTGCGCCATCTGCCGCAGTGGATGGTCACGTACGGCAAACCATCCGACAAAGGCGTCACGTGGGAAAGCACGTCCCTGGAAGTGAAGGTTCACCATCCCAACGGCGAGGATTCGAGGTTCCAGGCATATCCCGCCGGGCCTGAAAGCGCACGTTCATACACCGCATCGGTCCTGCTCCTTGATGAGTGGGCGGCGCAGGAATATGCGAAAGCCATCTGGACTGCTGCGTTCCCCACCATCAACCGTCCGACAGGCGGCAAGGTTATTGGGTTATCGACGGCGAAGCGCGGCACCTTCCATGAAGAAGTGTGGAACGGAGCCGTCACAGGGGATAACGGGTTTCACCCTATATTCGTGCCGTGGCATGCAGACCCAAGACGCGATAGCGGGTGGTATGAAGCCACCAAGAAGGCGCTTCCTCACGCATACCGGTCAGAGTATCCCGCTACGCCCGAAGAAGCATTCTCCGTGGGCGAGGGTGCCGCGTTCTCGGAATGGGATGAGAGAATCCACGTCCCGTTCGATAGGGACTGGTATCCGCCGTCTGGGTGGAAGATATATCGCGCCTATGACTCAGGATACGCAACTCGCGCAGCCTGTCTGTGGATTGCGGTTGACAACGATGGCAGGGCCATTGTCTACCGCGAATACTACCCAACGCAAGTGACCGACCCTGAGCAAGCCAAGAAGATCAAGGAACTTTCCAAAGCGCCCGATGGTTCGGATGAGGTCATTGCCTACACGGTCTGCGATCCGGCTTGTAAACAAAAGAAGAGCGCGACAGGCATTGACACAATCGAGACATTCGCGAAACTCGGAGTGCCGATGATACCGGGAGACAACTCGCGACAACTCGGCTGGCGCAAGATGCACGAATGGCTGAAACCATATCAGGGCGCAGACGGGCAGACAACGGCCCGTCTTTTGTTTACCAAGGCGTGTGTCAACTCAAGGCGCACTATTCCTTCGTTGCTGGTGGACAAGTCGAATCCCGAAGACGTGGATTCCGATGGCGAAGACCACTGCGCTGACGCCTTACGCTACTTCCTTATGTCCCGCCCTTCTGCCCCTATATCCGAAGCGGAGAAGAATCGACGCAGACGCAGGCAGCAGCAGGCCAGCAGACCTATCAACAAATGGACTGGATACTAGACGAAAGGGGGTGTCTGATGATTGGGAATTGACCCTAGTTTGATGGCGGCAATGACGGGGCAACCAGGCATGGGGATGCCAGGAATGCCTATGCTGCCGCAACCGATGGCTGAAGAGGAATACGTCGTCACCCCCGATGGCGCAGAGGAGGATGAACCGAAATACGCCGACCCGGAAGCGCGATTAAGCGAACTGTTGTCCCTCTTCAAAGCGTCCGAGGATTTCCGCAGGCAGTATGACGAACAGGCGCTTGACTGGTACAAGCTGTTTGTCGGGCATGTGGAAGAGCTTGGAGAGGACAGGGCCGGGCGGTCGAACCTTCACATTCCCGCAACGTACGAAATGCTCGACACTCTCAGGGCAAGGCTGTTCAAGGCGTTCTTCGGTGCGCGTCCATATATCGACTTCAAACCGCGTCCGCAGAGCACGCAAGACTTGCAGTCAATCGAGATGGACGCGAAGAAAGCCAAACTCGCCGCCGCATTGCTGGACGAGCAGCTCGAGAAGAACGGTATTCAGGTGAAGTGGTACAACTGGATAACCTCACTGCTGAACTTCCCTGCCGCAGTGTTCGGCGTTGGCTGGCGGTATGAGACACGGAAGGTCAGGCGTAGGAAACAGGTCAAGCGCACGGTGGTTGAACGGCAACTCAGTCCCGACGGCGCAGGCGTGACAATGGTTCCGGTCGAGCAGTTGGTGGACGGACAGTTCCAAGAGGTTGTCGAAGACGCGATTGTGTGGGATGACAACGAGATCGTTCACATCGACTACTTCGACTTCTGGCCCGACCCGATGGGGCACGACATTGATTCTTGCCGGTATGTGTGGCACCGCGTCTATAAGACGAAACCAGACATCGAGAGGGAGCTTGCTGTCCTCGAAAACGCAGGCGGCGGGAAGGTTTACAACATCGACTGGGAGGAGCTTCGCGGCGTCTCCGGCGACATCATGTCGGCGCAATCGGAGCGAATGAGTTCCATTGGTTACATGCAGCCGACCTCCGACCCCGACTTCGGGGATGAGCATACCGACAGGTTGGCATACCACGAAGTGCTCCACTACTGGGAGGATAACCGGCACGCCATCGTTATTGACAGGAAAACCGTCGCCTATGACGGTCCGAACCCCTACTGGCGGCACGGCAAGAAACCCTTCGCGGTCAAGTCGTTCGACCCGCTGCCGGGACAGTTCTACGGCATGTCGGCAGTACAGGTAATTGAACACCTCCAGGCCGAATTGAACACCCTGCGAAACCAGAGGGTGGACAACGTGGCATTCGTGCTGAACCGCATGTGGGGAGTGCTGCGGAGTTCGACCCTGGAACCGGCGGACCTTGTATCGCGCCCCGGAGCTATCATCCCCATGGATAGACCGGAAGAGGCGTGGGCGATTCCAACTCCCGATGTGACGCAATCCAGCTACCAGGAGGAAGCCATCCTCCGCTCCAACATGGAGAACGCTTTGGGCGTTCCCGCGATTGTCAGGGGCGCGACGCCTGCCAGAAAAGAGACGGCGACCGAAGTCATTACGAAGAACACCAATGCTTCGATTCGATTCGATTCAAAGATAATGATCATCGAAGAGGTGTTCAAGCGACTTGCCTACCT